TCAACACCGAAGTTGGCGGCGTGATCCGTATGCGCCAGGCCGGTGCGGTACAACCTTTTTCGGTTCCTTTTGTTGGTCAGGCCGCGTTCCCGATGCTCGAGTACCTGGACAGTGTGCGCGAGACGCGCACCGGAATGTCCAAGGCTGCGATGGGCCTCGACGCTGGCGCCTTGCAGAGCACCACCCGCGCGGCTGTCGCCGCGACCGTTACGGCTGCGCAGCAGCATCTTGAGCTGATTGCCCGGATTTTCGCCGAAACCGGGATGCGCGCCCTGTTCAAGGGCATTCTCAAGCTGGTCGTGGAAAATCAAGACCGCCCGCGGGTGGTGCGCCTGCGCAATCAGTGGGTGCCGATTGACCCGCGCTCATGGGACTCGTCAATGGATATTGAGGTCGACGTTGGCCTTGGTGGCGGCACCGACGAGCAAAAGGTTGCGGTGCTTACGACGATCGCGCAGAAGCAAGAGCAGATCATGCAAACCATGGGGCCGCAGAATCCGCTCGTTACGCCGGCGCAGTATCGCAACACGCTGGTGCGTATTGCCGAGTTGTCTGGGTTTAAGAATTCTTCGGACTTCTTCCAAGATCCTGCGATGGCACCTCCGCCTCCGCCGGCTCCGCCCCCGCCGCCAGATCCGACGCAGATCCTTGCCGAGGTTGAGCGGCAGAAGATCATGGCGGACATCCAGAATAGTCAGGCTGAACTTGAACTCAAGCGGCAGTCGATGCTGCTTGAGGATGACCGCGCTCGCGATAAGCAAGAAGCAGACATCATGCTGCGCGCGTATGAGATCCAGTTGAAGAGCGGAACGCAGATCGACACGGCGATGCTGACGGCGATGATGGAGCGGCCTCGCGTCGCGACCCCGTCAGTGCAGCGCCCAGTAATACCTGAGATCGTGCCGTTTAATCCGCAGCAGATGCAGGCTCCGCCGCAGCCGCAGCCGCCGCAAGGCGCTGCTCCGCAGCAGCCTTCAGCGCCTATGGGTTAAGCAATGAAGGAACTAAATCCATTTTCTGCGCCTAATCCGAACACGGCTCCGCCGCAGTATTCAAGTCAATTTCTAAATCAGGTAAACAATCAAAACCGTTTATATTTTGTGCAACTTGATAACGTAAATCGTGAGGTTATTCCAGCGGTTCACAGTCTTAACGTATTGTCTTGGATAGGGCCGCCGTAATGGCTAACTTTCAAGACATCGTAGGGTTACGACTTGGGCGCGGGCAATTAACTACGTCATACACGACGATTTACACCTGCCCCGCCGACAAGCGTGCGTACATCAAGGACATCAATCTTTGCAACACGCACTCAGGCAAGAGTCACGCATACGTCGCCATCGTCCCGACAGGGCAAACTGCTGGCGCCGCATACGAGATTCTTTCGTATAAAGGAATTGATGCTTACGAAAATTATCGTTGGACAGGTCTTCAAATTTTGAATGCCGGCGACACGATCCAAGTCAAAGGCAACGACAGCAATTACATCACCATCTATGTGAGCGGCGCGGAGGCCGTTTGATATGAGCAGCTTATTCAAGAGTAAGAAAAAGTCGCAGCCGCAGGTGCTGCAGCCGCTGATGGGATATGGCGGCGGAGACCCGTTCGCCTCTGTCATGGGCGGATACGGCCAGTCTTTTGCCGCTCCGGGTTATAACCCGTTCGCGATCGCCGCAGGCGGATTCAGCCCCTACGGCGGCGCGAGCCCTTACGGCGGCGCGCTCGGCAGTTATGGCGGCGGTGGCATGGGCCCGATGGGCGGCTACGGCGGCGATTTTGGCTATGGGCCTTTCGGCGCTGGCGGCGGCATGATTAACCCTTATGGCGGCGGCCAGGGCGGCTTCGGCACGTCTTTCGGCGGCGTGCAACAGGGTGGCGCCTACGGCCAGCCGGACGTGAATACCGTCTTCGGCCAATGGCTGGGCCAGCAGTATTACGGCGGCGGCGCGTTCAATCCGTTCGACCCGAGCGGTATGGGCGGCGCTGCGGCGTGGGGCATGGGTGGTGGCGGCCGTGGTCGCCGTCGTCGCGGTCAGCAGCAGCCTGATATGGCTCCGACTCCTCCGCCGGAGCCGCAGGTTGATATTGATGCGCTGATGGCGCGCCGTGGATTGCGCGGCATTGATGGGTTACCAGACGAACTTGCTGCGCCGACGCCGACCCCGCCTCCGGGTGGGTACCTACCGCTGCCGCCGGTTGGCGGCTGGCCTCCGGGGCAATCTCCGACAACTGGCACCGGAATGGTTGCGCCTCCGCCTCCCTCAATGCAAGTGTTTCCGCCTGCAGTGGCGCCCGTTGGAGTCGCGCCTCCGCAGGCGTTCCCGCCGATTGAGCAGGTTCAGCCGACGCCGGTGAATATGCCGATTGTTGGCGGCGGGTTCCCGACGATTGCAACGCCGGATCTGTCGCAGTACCAGCAGAACATTCAGCCGCAGCAGCCGGCGTTTATGCCTGGCCCGCAGCCTCAGTTCCAGCAGATGCAGCAATTTGATCTGGGCGAGGGCGGCGGCGGAATGATGCCGGAGGACTTTGATATTCGCCGGTATAGGGACTAATCATGGAATGCCCAATCGCGACATACGACATCAAGGAAAATCTCAAAAAGCGAAACTGGGCTTTTAAGAACGTCGGCTATGGGCCGGCGAATCCTGACGAGCCTAATGACGAGTTTTGGAAGGAACGTGCCGACGAGTGGAATACCGACGTCGATCAGGCCAAGACTATGCGCTGCGGCAACTGCGCGGCGTTTATTCAGACGCCGGAGATGATTGAGTGCATCACGAAAGGCATTGAACCCGACCAGGAAGAGGACGAACTGACCCGCGACGTCATTGATGCCGCGGATCTTGGATATTGCGAACTTTTCCACTTTAAGTGCGCGGCAGCGCGCACTTGCTCTGCATGGCTGCGCGGCGGGCCAATTACAAAGTCAATGAGCGATCGTCAAAAGAATATGATCGACATGGCACGCATCGAGTACGACGTCGAAGATGAGGACGAGTACGAAGAGGACGAGGAGTGAAAACTCCGGCGTGGCAGCGAAAAGAGGGGCAGTCTAAAAAAGGCGGCCTCAATGCGAAAGGTCGTGCGTCATATAAGGCGCAAACCGGCGGCACGCTAAAGGCTCCAGTAAAGGGCGCGCCAGATTCGCCGCAAGAGATACGGCGAAAAGGCTCGTTTTTGACGCGCATGGGCTCAATGCCGGGGCTGCTCTTTGATGAGCAGGGCGATAAGACGCGCCTCAAGTTGAGTCTGGAGGCGTGGGGGCATCAAGGGGATAAGGCGAGCGCCGTAGCTAAGGGTCGCAGATTGCTGGAGCGGTACAGGAAGCAAAAAAATGGCAGAGGCTAGAGCGTATTCGCCTACTTTTAGGCAAAGTCTCGTTGACAGACTTTCAGAAGCGCTAAAAAAAGCTGGATATTCAGACTCTGATGCTAAAGCGTCAGCACAGCGCGCATCTGAGGTTTTTGGCGGAGTTTTTGACGTCCAAGAGGGCGGGATGACCGCATCAGAAGGCGCCTCTGAATTGCGCAGTGGAGACATTCCAGAGGGGTTGCTCGACGTTTCTCTTGGCGCTTTGCAAGCCGCTGCAGGAGCCGCACCATTTATTGGAAAACCAGTAGCAGGTGCCGCCAAAGCAGGTCGCAGCACAATTAAAGGCGCTCTGAGAAAAGCATTTCCCGGTATTTACGATGACCCTCGAGTAGTAGCGCAACGGGCAGAAGCAATGGTGCTTCCAGAAAGCTCAAATCTTGGAAAACTTTTTGGAGTTTCGAGAGAAGACCTAGCCAAAGCAGCGCGATCTCCTGGAACGGCGCCAGGTGTTATACCTAAAGCGCCAAAAAAGCCGAGAGGATCTGAAAAAACAGAAAAAATTATGTCTCCGGCAAATACTCGTCGACTAGTTGAAGGGTTGCTTGCCACCGAAGAATACGCTCCTAAGTTACGTCAGGGGATGACCGGCTGGTACATGATGGATCCGGCCTACCAGCGACTTGTTGAGTTGGTAGGCGCTGATGAAGCAGCAAAAAGATACGCAAGATTTAATGCTTTAACAGCAATGTCGAGCCCTTCTAGCGATGTTATTACAGAGTTGATGCGAGGCACCGCCGCAAACAAGCTGGCTCAAGAAGGCCGGTTTGAGGAGTTTATGAAGTACGGCGGCCTCCCGATCGAAAAGCGTATGAGCCTTGGGCTGCCAGAAGATCTTTTGGATTTTCCGTCTCATGCTTATCACAAGACTGCTCAAGCTCCTGCAATGAAGGGCTATTTGAGCAAAGGCGTCCCTACACTTAAAAGCCCGAAAGTTCCTTTGTATTTACAGGCCAGTCAGGCGTCTGCTCTCGGTCGTCAAAGTGACATCCCAGTTGGCGATGCGCACTGGTCTCGCGGTGTCGGGCTTGCCGACGTGCGCCCGATGCGCATGGTTAAGGGAGAGCCAAAAATACCTGGGCAAAGCGTTAGCACCGGGGAGCTTGCCGTTCTTGCGCCATGGTGGCGCGAAAATGTTGCCAAAGAAGCCGGTCTTGAAGCCGTCCCTGCGCAGGCAACGGCATGGGGACTATATTCACCGTCAACCGGCGTCGATACTCCGATTGGACAACCCAAACTCGAGATACTTTCTGACTTGATTGAAAGAACCTCGAAAAGGTTAAATGTGCCTATCGAGCAGGCGCGAGATATGGTTCTATTGGGGGAGGCTCAAGCCGGAAGAATTGACCCGTCTATGCTCGCCGCTCTTGGTGTAGGATCTGCCGCTGCTGCCGGGTATATGGCATACCAGGAGCAGCAAAGAAACAATGAGGAATAAATAATGCCCAGTAAGTCATACAAGCAAGCGCGCCTAATGGCTGCCGCCGCTCACGATCCGGCCTTTGCCAAGCGCGTCGGGGTGCCTGGAAAGGTTGCCAAGGAATTTGTAAAGGCTGACGTCAAAAAAGGCACGCTCAAGAAAGCGATGAGCAAGCGCGCGATGCGCTTTGCTAAGGGCAAGCCTAAGGGCGGTCTGCTCGCTTGAGCGAGCGAAACCCATACATTGACGCCCGTAAGGGCTCAGAAGCAAAAGACCTCCTCGAGAACCCGATTCTCGTGGAGGCCTTTGCCGTTTTGGAGCAGGAATATCTCAAAGCGTGGCGGCAGAGCAAGCCCGCCGACCAGGAAGAGCGAGAGCGCCTATGGCTCGCTGTTGGCATCCTTGAGGAGATCCAGCGCCATCTGCGCATCGTCGTTGAGAACGGCGCAATGGCAAAACGAGACATCGATAAGATCTCTGGCAGGAAATAACCTGCTTGAATCTTGCACAATAGAACTATGAGCGAAACCGGCACGGGTGTACCCCCGGCAAGCGTACAGTCCACGCAAGATGTTTTCGAGCAGATGCTCGCCGCCGACGAAGGCGAAAACGAGCAGCAAGAAACTGAAAGCGCGGAATCAGAGGAGCTCGAGGCGGCAGACAGCGAGTCGGCCGAGGAGAGCGTAGAGCAAACCGAAGGCGATGAGGAAGCCGAAGAGGCGCCACAGTCGGCCCAGACATTCCGCGTCAAGGTTGACGGGGAAGAAGTCGAGGTGCCGCTGGATGAGCTGCTGAAGGGCTACTCACGCACCGCGGATTACACGCGCAAGACGCAGGCGATTGCCGAGGCCAGAAAGCAGGCCGAAGCGGAGGCCACGGCAGCGCGGGAAGAGCGGCAACGGTATGCACAGACTTTGGAAGTGCTCGATGCGCAGATGCGCTCGCTGCAACCGCCTGAGATCGACTGGGATCGTCTCTACAAAGAGAACCCGGTGGAGTGGGTGAGACAGCGGGAAATGGTGCGCACGAGGCAGGAGCAGATGAACTGGGTGCAAGCCCAGCGCGCTGCGCTGCAGCAGAAGCAGGCGGAAGAGGAGCAGGTTGAGCAGAGCAAGACCTTGGAGGTTGAGCGCTCTAAACTGCTCGAGGCACTACCAGAATGGCGCGATTCCGATAAGGCTCGCACCGAGAAGGCGAAGATCGTCTCATATGCCACCGAAAAACTCGGTTTCACCACCGAGGAGATTTCGGACATCTATGACGCTCGAGCCGTGGTCGCGCTTCGCAAGGCGATGCTTTTCGACGAACTGATGAGCAAACGAGATCAGATGCGTCCGAAGATCATCCAGAAGGCCAAACCGATGAAGGCTGGAGCCGCCTCAACGCCGCAGTCAACCAAAGTTGTTGCATCGAAGGCCGCCTTTTCTAGACTCGCAAATAGTGGCAGCACGAAAGACGCGGCTGCCGTGTTTGAACAGTTTTTAGATTGAGGTAACTTCAATGTCCCAGACTAGTAATACTTTCGATACCTTTGCCGCCAAGGGTATTCGTGAGTCTCTCTCCAACGTGATCTATAACATCTCGCCGGAAGAGACCCCGTTCATGTCGAACGTCGGTCGCGAGAACGTCAAGAACACTTATTTTGAGTGGCAGACGGACTCGCTCGCCGCGGCCTCGACGACCAACGCGCAGATCGAAGGCGACGACGTGTCGTCCTACGACTCGACCACGGCCACGACCCGCATCGGTAACTACACGCAGGTCTCGCGCAAGACGCTCATCCTCTCGGGCACGCTCGAGTCGGTGGACAAGGCAGGCCGTCGCTCGGAGCTGGCGTACCAGCTCGCCAAGCGCTCTGCCGAGTTGAAGCGCGACATGGAGTCGATCATGCTGACCAACCAGGCTGCCGATGGCGGCTCGGCTGGCACCAGCACGGCGCTCCGCAAGACGGGCTCGCTCTTGGCGTTCATTAAGACGAACACCGACAAGGGCACGGGCGGCGCCGATCCTTCGTACACCACGAAGCCGGATGCGACTCGCACGGACGCGACTGCTGCCAACCTTCGCGCGTTCACGGAGACGATCCTCAAGAGCGTCATCCAGAAGGTGTGGACGGCTGGCGGCACGCCCAAGGTGCTGATGGTTGGCCCGGTCAACAAGCAGCGCGTTTCGGGTTTCGCGGGTATCGCGGAGATCCGCCGTGAAGTGGTCGGCAACAAGCCGGCGACGATCATCGGCGCGGCCGACGTTTACGTTTCCGACTTTGGCAACGTGAGCGTGGTTCCGAACCGCTTCCAGCGTGAGCGTGACGCTTTCGTGCTCGATCCCGAGTACGCTGCCGTCGCGTTCCTGCGCCCCTTCCAGACCGTGGAACTTGCGAAGACCGGCGACGCCGAGAAGCGCATGATCCTCGTTGAGTGGGGTCTCAAGGTCAACACTGAGGCCGCGCACGGTCTCGCCGCTGACCTCACCACGACCTGATTGTGGTGATATAAACTTGGGGGCGGCGGCAATGGTGCCGTCGCCCCTTAGTTGAGGATCGCATGAATTCATCGGGCAAACGTTTATTTGATTACGACCCGAACACAGGCACCACGAAGTGGTGGCATTATGACGCCGACAAGGATGAGGCCACGATTGAGACGGTCTTTGAGGTTGGCGATCTAGTTGAGCAGAATAAGGCCCAGTACGCGGCGACCGATGAAAGGACGCGCTGGGGCGAGTGGAGCAAGGTCGCGTCGATACCGATGCCATTGTTCTACAAGTTGAAACAGCAAGGCATCATCGACGACCCAAAGAAGATGAAAGCCTGGCTGAACGATGCTGACAACAGGTTTTTTAGAACACGACCGGGGCGCGTATGAGCCGCACGGTCGCGATATTAGTCCCAGCAAGGGACACGGTGATGACGTCGTTCGCTTATGACCTAGCGCGCGCGATGTCGTTTCACACCGCGACAACAGACGACCGCGTGATGCTTTACACGTCGCACGGAACTCTGATCGCCTCTCAGCGTATGGAGCTTGCGCGTCAAGCACTCGAGGAGAAGGCAGACTATCTCCTCTGGCTTGACTCAGATATGCGGTTCCCGAAGGAAACAATCGGGCACCTCATTCTGCGCGACAAGCCCATCGTGGCCGCGAACTATGCGACCCGTCGAATGCCCGTCAAGCCGGTGGCGATGATGGACGACGACGGCAAGATAGGTCGCGTATATACCACCCCAGACTCGGAAGGGCTGCAGCCG